GGCGCGCGCCTCGGTAGGAGGATTTTGGTCCTTGCCCCTACGGAGTGCGTCCATGGCGTAGAGGCAGAGGGATATCGGTTCATCACCTTCTTTTTATGTGCGAGGGGAGGCACTCAGGTTCCCCTCGCCTATCCAGTTAAGGATTAAATCAAGCGCATCTTGTACATCAAGCCAACCAGTAACATCATCGTCCTCTGTTATAAATGGACCATTTCTTCCCTCAAGAAGTCCGCTATCGTGTCCATATGAACCATCGTGACAGATGATATCAAAAGCCCAATCGCTATTATCATACTGCTTGCGACTTGCGCCAGGCTTGTAGCAAATAATCTGATAACCGTTGAACATAGGCATAGGCTTCATCTCAACATCAAACCCTATGTATGAAAGAACAGCGAACATTTTTGAAATACGGCTAAAGTGAATGTAATTCATCTTAGGATTTGACATATTAGTTACCCCCTTATACAATCTCATATACTTCACGGCGTGTAGGATAGATGACTACCAACTGCATACCAACGATATACATAGCTGTGAAAATCATACAGTTGCGTGAGCGAACGACTAAATCATGACCACCGTTCTGTGCGACTTCCCACATAAGGTCAGCCCATATAGAACGCTTTGTGGCGGACGGGTTGGCGTATGCGGTGAACAAATCACCCTTAGACCACTGATACATCTCATCTACATCGTGCTTTGTAATAGTTCTCATTTTTATTTACCTCGTTTCCTTAACTTTGTAACCTTATTATAAACGATAAATTGATGAATTACAATAAAATGCGTTTTGTGCAAATTGCTACAATTTTCCGGTTTCGGGAGCGAAATTTTTGTGCAAAATTTTTTGAAATTCCCTATTGACAACCTGGTGGGAAGTATGATATAATATGCGGCCCGGCTAGTCCATTGGCGGGCCGCTGGGCGGTCCCGCCTAAGGTAGGAGGATTAAGCGCAGTCGCGCATATATAGGAGGCTCATATCTGTCCACTTGAGCACGGAAATCTGATTGTGCTCTTTGCCTTCGGCTACTGCCTGCCTCTTGGTCTTTACCCAATGGCTTTCGTCGATATAGTAGATGCCGTCCTCAAGCCATATGCCACAGTTGCCATTGTAGCGAGTAATGGCACCGTATGCCGCCAGAGCATTGTCATATGCAACGCCATTTGTGGCGACTTGATAGCCGGTCTTGTACTTGATAGACTTGCCCTTCTTGAGTGTAGCACCGTCATTGTTCTTGAGATTGCAAAGGTCTGTAAGCGTGAATGTCATTTTGTTGTCCTCCCCTTAACTTTGTAATTTAATTATACAGGTTAAAGGTGAGAAAAACTATTGACAAAATGCACAAATCGGGATGGGCGTGTTTGTGAAAAATTTGTGCATTTTTACTATTGACTTTTGGTAAGGTTTTATGTTATAATGTTCGGCGCGGTTAGTCCGTAAGCGCGCCGTCCGGAGAAAAGGTACCCCCAACCGCGAGGAGGCACAGAGGCGGTTGGGGGAAAGGTAGGAGGTATTTTTACTTTTCTTATGTATTTATTATAACACTTAATTTTTTAATTGTCAAGTGTTATATCCAAGTTTTTCGTGGTCATGTGCTTTCTGTAATAACCACTGCGGAGCGACTTGATTAACGCCCTTATAGTAGCGTCTAATCTGCCCAGGTCTTGCAATAAGTTTTGTTACAAGACGCTTTGTATTGTAGTTATAGATAACAACAATCGCATTATCTGTTATCATATGCGCTTCTTTGCCGTCCTTATGCCCACGGTCTACGATAAAGCCCTTTATAACTTTACCCTGTCCGATCTTGCTGATGAGGGCTTCACGAGCGGATCTGTCTAAATTGTAATGAGCGGTGTATTCCATTTTTAGTTCCTCCTTGCTTTTGTACCTTTATTATATCATCATGGCTTTTGGTTGTCAAGCCTTTTTGTAAAAATTTTGCCTATTTACTCACACAAAGGACTTTATATGTGAGGGTAGTTACGCACAACTCCAAGCGGTTTCACGCACTCCTTACGGGTCTTGTGGTTTATAGTCCTACATCCGACGCCCGACTGTTAGACAACTTTGAGGCTTGTCTCTATCAACCTTATAACTTATTGTATCACGGAATCTTTTGGTTGTAAATACCAAAATCAGGATAATTTTTTTGTGCAATTTGTACACAAAAAAGGTATTGACTTTTTGGCAGCGAGTATGGTATAATAGTTCCGCCCGGTTCAACCAAAAGCGGGCGGTCCAGAGACCGCCCTCGGTGGGGGTTACCTGATTACTCGGGCGACCTTGGTAACGGAAGTGATGCCCTTCACCTCGGAGAGGGGCTTACCCGTGCTGTTGCCCTCGAACCACTTCGACTCGTACTTGGCGTTGCACGAGAGGTCGGTGATGATGAACTTATGGGTGTCCTTGTAGTTCACACCGAACACATATTCATCACCCTTTTCGGCGATAAAGACCACCGAACCGTTGTAGATGATGGGCTTAGCGTTCATAATGTCCACGATGTTAGTTGCCTTGAAAGTCTTTGTAGTAATAGCCATTTTGAGTTCCTCCTCAATCTTTATTGTAAGTATAGTATACCAGCAACCAGGCGTTTAGGGAATTGACAGATTGCACAAAAAATCGGGGTCAGATCTGTGCAAATTGCCAAGAGGGTATAAAATGAAAACTCTGCGCGTTCGGATCGTGAACGCGCAGTCCAATAAAAAACCCTCTGAAGCCGTCGCTCCAGAGGGTTCACGCGTGGGGTGTGCATTTCCCATACGGCGACCACCCAATCGCTTTCGGGGGGAGGTTCGCTCACTCCCAGTTGCCCCCTCTGTTTCGGTCTACCGCTTCGGGATTTGGCGGTGTTTGCGCTTGACCTCTCGGTTGGTATTATTCGGTATCCGTAGGTCTCACCGAGTTAACCTTGCGGACGGGTGTCCATTTAACGAGCTTTTCCTTGCTCGGGACTTAGAGTTTTACGACTTCCAAACCGTTTGGTCGGTAGGCTTTTTACCACTACCTCGGAGGGTTTTCACTTGCCTTAACCCTTTAGAGCACTTTGGTTTGGTGGTACTCACCAAGCGGTTTTTCTCAAATGGGGCTTTCCTGCTGAACCCTTCCCACTGTTGGGGCTTTCTTAACTGTCTTTAGTATACACTAATCAATGCCCGGGAGCTACTGACAAAATGCACAAAAATGGGAGTACCAAGAGTATCAGATTTGTGCGATCTGCCCCTTGACAAATTAGTAGGGGATCTGGTACAATAAACTCTGCGCGCCCGGGCCGCTGGCGCGCAGCCCAGAGACTGGACGCCCGCGCTTTAGGGAGTTAATTTACTTCTACTATTGGGGGGTTAGTGTTCCATTCGTCTACGGTTACTATGATTCCATTGGTAACGGTAAACATTAGCCTATCACCATTGGGATTAATCAACTGATAAACGCCGGAGCGCTTGTTACCCTTTTCCCCATTTGACTTGATTTCTGTTACCTTATAGCCCCCGTAGAGAACGGCTTTGCCGTCCTCTACATTACAGAGCTTATTTCCTACCTTGACAAGATTCTTTTCCATATTCTTATACCCCCATATAAAATTCAATTTCGGCACGCTCAGCGCCATATTTTGTGTATTCGTCGAAAAGTGACGGGTCGATAGCATCAAGGGTGGTCTTAATACCATCTACGAATGCCATATACTCAGGAACTGAGCAATGGCAATCAGCCCATTTTACCATCTCAGCCTTGTAGAGTGTATCAAACAGATCGTGTAAATCAAGATTCATAAACATTTTTCAAGTCCTCCTTAACTTTTGTAATTTTATTATACACAAAAATTTATTTGAAAACAACTGTACAGATTGTACAAATTGGGAGATCCATTTTTGTGCAGAATGCCTGGGAATTAGGTCTTGACTTTTGGAAGAGTTTATTTTATAATAATGCGGCGCGCACTGGTTCGTTCGCGCGCCGCCGCCATTATACCTTACTTTTGGGGGAAAGTCAATAGGCAATATGCACAAAAATATAGAAAAAATTTTGTGCATATTGCACAAAAATAAAAATCTACATATTGCACAAATTTTAGACTCAGGTTTTGTATAATATGTAGAAAAGTTCCACTTCTCAACTATCTTTTATAATACCCGTGAATACAGGTATCATTATAACTATACATATTATCTGAAACATAATAGCCCCCTTATATAAGTAAGGTTTGGGGGCTTGCGCCCCCGCGCCTTTGTATTATATACACCTATGATACATATCCATTAAATCATCGGGTATCCTATCAACGGTAATAGTTACCATTCGAGGTGTAACATCAATATGTTCTACCTTTGTTAAATCGGGCTTGTTAATCAAATTAACGAGTTCATCAACATTTTCATTGCCACACAGGTTGTAGAATACACCGTCATCAATGATAACACCGAGATCTCCGAGGCTAATCAAATTTTCTTCGTCTGTGGATTCAATATACAGGTTGTCATATACGGTGGAAACCGTCAGATACATAGGAAGTTCGTGCAAATACATCATAATTTTATACCTCACCAATTATAGAATATTTGGGGGCGTTTAGGCGCGCCCCCAGCGCCTTATGTGTGTATTACTTCATATCCATCACATCATAGATGAATTCCCCAGTGGGGCGATAGATTATCATGTAGTGCGTGCACCACGGGTGGCGGATGATTGATACCCAAAAAGTCTTAGTGCGGTAATACGACTCAAACGAGGTGTCGGTAGTCTCGTAGTCTACCTTACCGTGTGTATGTGTGTACTTTGCGATTGCGTAGAATGTGGATTTTGAAATAGTCATTTTTTATTTCCTACCTTTTGTTAGAGTATCGAGGCTGTACCCCCCCGACCTGTAATTAGTATAACACATCCACCAGGGAATAGTATTGACAAATTGCACAAAAAATCGCCCCAGATCTTTGACATTTTGCTTAAATTTTGTGCAGTTTGCACAAAAAGTAGTAAAGGAAATTTGATTTTTGAATTTGTGAACAATTTGTTAATTCTTTTGTTTACAAAAAATTCACATTTTGTAAATGTAAACAATTTGTAAATTCAGGTGCCAAAGATTTAGAGTAAAATTTGTGCAATTTGTCTATTGACTTCTGGACTCAATGTGTGGTAAAATCGGGGAACTTCGTTCGTGTTCGTAAACTTGTAACATAATTGTAACATAATTGTAATAAAGGGAGGCGTCAAAAATGTAACATAATTGTAACATTCCTGTAATAAAATTGTAACCTAATTGTAACAAAAGTTGGGCGCTGCGCGCCCGCCCTCCGGGCACTCCAATTATACCATACTTTTGGGGGAATGTCAAGGGTAAAAATGCACAAAATTTAAAAAATATTTTTGTGCGGCTGCACAAATTTAATTTTCTATAAAAAGCACAAGACCCGAGGGCAGGTCTTGTGCAATTTGTCAATTTTTAACTAATCCTGCAAATACGGGGACCATGATTACTATACATACCAATTGGAACATTTGTTCTACTCCTTTCGATTTGAGGTGGGAGAGGGCTTATGCCCTCACCCCCTTTGCGAAGCAATCGGCGAAGTAGTTATCTACTGCGTTATCGTAGATTTCCATGACTGCGTCCCTATTGGATGTATATACATCGATGGTAACCTTTGTGCCATACTGCACCATAGTGAAGTCGTATGGTGACTGCATAAAAGCCTTCTGGATCGCATTAGTAGCCTTCTGGTCTCTGCCGATGAATGAGATTGTAGTAACGGTCTGTAACATTGTTCCGTCCTCCTTTGTTTTATTGTACCTTTAGTATACAGCATTAGGGTGTGGGTGTCAAGCCTTTTGGAAAAATTTTTTTCGATTCGTCAACCTGCACAAATCGGGCCTGGGATTTTTGTGCAAAATGTAGAATTTTTAGGGGTTGACTTTTGGTGGGGATTGTGGTAAAATTTTCGGGGCTTTGCCCCGGCTGGCGTGTCTCAATAATGGGACGCATCGAAATTGTCATGAAATTGTAACATAAATGTAACAAAACTGTAACATAATTGTAACAAAAGTTCGGCGCTTCGCGCCGGCTCTTGTAACATAAAAGTAACGGGATTGTAACATAATTGTAACATTATTGTAATAAAGTTGTCATAAAATTGTAACATAAATGTAACATAAAAACGGCTGCTCAGTGGCGTGTTCGCGCCGAAGAAATACATATATTCACATATATATTCCTTCTTTCTTTTGGTATATATATCTCGGAAATTCTCCATATATTCTTTCTATATTCTCCACTTAGAAGATCCAAAAGCGTTATATACTATGGTGTGCGCTAAGGCATGCGTGAGGTGCCCTGATCTATGCGCTTACACATGAAGCACCTTGGCCTGCGTGGCGTGACGCATGCGCCCGCGCGCACGAAAAAAGAAAAGGCTTCCTTTCGGAAGTCTTTTCTTTCGGTTGGTGCATTAGTAGTCCCAATGTCTCAGTGAGCCATCAGGATATAAGGTTGTCGCCTTATCACCATCGATGATGATGATTTCTGCATCGTACCACTTCTGATATTCCATACCATTGTGGTAATAATTCTCAAGCATTGCTTCGAAGATACTTTCTTCTTCGATGCCGTTTGTCTTGATATAATTCGCGATGTTCGCAAATTCTGTAGCGTTAGCGATGTGAGTGAATGTAGTGTTAGCCATATTATGCCTCTTTCTGCCCCTTTTGGGCTTTTATATAGTTGGCGGACTTAAAGGCGTCCGCCGTGCCTTTATACTTTACTTCTTGCGCTTCAGAAGCCCGTAGCGCTTAAGAAGTCTCTCAACTTCCTTGGACTTCACGCCCTTAAAGAATATTGTCAAGTATTCCGTGCCGTTAAGTTCTACAAATTCATATGTTGCGCCGTAGCGAGCCATTGCCGCCGTAGTGAACGGGATAATCCCTGCCGAATTTGAAGGTCTTGAAATGATGAACATTTTTATATCCCCCTGTTTTTTGAAAAATTTGGGGCTTTTAAGGCAAGCCCCACAACCTTTATGCGTTAGTGGACGATGTCGTAATGTCTTTCTACAAAAGCCCACTTGCCGTTTATATTCCGTGTTATCTGTATGCTAATATATTTAGCATACAAATCTACTTCTACGTGCTTGTAATTATTCTTGTTTTCCCAAACCCACTTTTCAAAAGTGGTAACGGCGAAAACCATAGATTCATCGGTGAGCCCTAACGTGTAATGCGTCTCACTTTCCCATTTACCACTTGCTACCTTTTCCGCAAGTGCGGAAATAAATGCGTTAGCCTTTACGGCACTAATAACTTCACGTGTATATTCCATATTATACACCCCTTTTCAAAATTTTTCCGCCTATGTTGTGCCGTGTAGACGGTAACACGGTTGCTTTAATGACTTCCTATCAGTCGTAACTTGAGCGGTCATTAAAGACTATTCAGTTGTCAAGGTTCAATGTTGACTGCTTGCTTTGTTGAATGGCTTGCTTGCTGTCTACACTTAGATAATACCACAAAAAACACCCCTTGCAAGTACTTTTTTGCAAAAATGCGAAAATTTTTTTTGACGGGTCGACCATGTGCGCGCGTACTTATTTAATAAACATACCACAAAAGGGCGGGCGGGTTTTCAGGATGAAAGCCAGACCGACCCCGAACCCGGAAATGCCTCCCCCTTTCCCACACTAAATCTTTCCCAAATCCAAAAGACGAATTTCTTCTCCTCCCAAAAACGTTTTCCTCCTTTTTCCTCCCTCCTCTTTTTCTCCCTTGACTTTTCAAAAATTTTTTGTTATACTTTTTATAGAAATAATCCGTAGGATTATTTCTACTAACTATTATAGAAAGGAGATATAAAATAATTGTTATTAGATACTCATTTAAAAACTTCTGAAGAACGTTTAGCTTTCGTCAACAACTTACTCGCTGACCCAAACTTCACTCCGTCAGAAGCAGAACTTGAATGGATGGCTAATTATCTCACTTACCCTTTGGAAGTAGAAGAGCGCCGTGAGCGTAAGATAATGACCGACAACCGCAAAGTCACCATCGAAGCGCATGAAACCTCTTTCGATTCATTAGCCTCCAAATTTGAAGCGGGCGATGACGCACTAGAAGCCATCTCCCAATCCCGCACCTCGCTCAAAGAGCGAATTACTCCACGCAAGCGCCCAATCACGCAACGTGAGCTTAACGAAGTCCCTGGGCTAAAAGCCGTGCGCGACGCCTCCCAGTTTTGGTACCAAAAGTCCAAAACCTCTACCGGCCGCGTCGCCTACATAGCTTCTCGTTCCTTCCGTGAAGACTCCGCCCTCATGTACACTTTGCGCGATGCGCATTACCCCATCATCACCTCTTCCATTACTCCCAACTATACCAATAGAGAACCGGAATATGGATGCGAGGAAGGAGTAGACTCCGACGGCAAAATCTGGTACAAAGGCTATTCTCTTATGAATAAAGACCTTTGCGCCGTCCTCCTCAAACATTACATAAAGCTCAAGGGCAAGAATTAGGGTAAATTCAATGATCTTTGGTTTATGATAATGGATTTTGAAAAATTCATGCGCGAGGCCCTAGAGGATCACGCCATCTATCGGCTAATAATAGAATGTAAATGGTCTAACCTCTCCAATGATGAAATTTCAAAAGAGATAGAAGAAGAATATGGCAAACATTATACTCCCGAATTTATATCGACCTGCTTCTGCAATAAAATCCCCAAACTAATCTCAGATTATTATACTGATTAGTTTCTTGACTATTGGTAGTTAAATATTGAAAAAGGTCAATATAAAACTTGTTCTCTCTGCGGCCGGACGCTTCTGGCACATCCACGATTCTTTAATCGAAATTCGACATCAAGCGATGGTTTTTACTCGCACTGTAAGGACTGCCGCAGCAAGAAAAGGAGGAAGAAATAATGGCCGCTTCACAACAAAAATTATGTAATCGATGCCATAAAGTTATGAAAATAACTGAATTCTATCGCTCCCACAGATTAGATAAATATCCAGATGGTTATGTCGACTTATGTAAGCCTTGTTTCACGGCTCATGTAGATAACTGGAATCCAGATACTTATGTTCCTCTATTGGAAGAAGTAGATGCGCCCTACCTCCCTGATGAATGGAATGGATTACTTCAACGTTATGGGCAAGACCCAGAAAAACTTACTCCCATGACAATCTTTGGACGTTATCTTTCTAAAATGAAATTAACCCAATATAAAGATTATCGTTTTTCAGATTCTGAACACCTCCAAAAGGTAAAAGAAGAGAAAATACGTTCTACCCTTAAAACTCAAGGTAAATCAGCTTCAGAAATTGATGAGGCTATTGCGGCCGCGGCGGTTGAGGCACCGCCAAAACCAGTGGAACCTGTGGACACTTCTATAACAGTCGCTACAGAGAATTTAAATGAAGGTCTTGAGCTTACTGAAGAAGATATTACTTATCTTAAAGTAAAATGGGGGCCTACTTATCAGCCATATGAATGGGTACAACTTGAAAAACTTTATCAAGACTTCCTTAATTCATATGATATTCAATCTGCCGGACATATTGATACGCTTAAAATGATTTGTAAGACAAGTTTAAAGACTAATCAGCTGCTCGATTTGGGCGACATAGACGGCGCTTTGAAGATGACAAAAGCTTACGATACACTGATGCGCTCAGGCAAGTTTACTGCTGCGCAGAACAAAGCTGAGTCTGGTGAATTTGTTGATTCTATTGGTGAAATAGCCATGATGTGCGAAAAGAATGGCTTTATTCCCCGTTATTATCAAGACACCCCAAATGATAAAGTAGATTGGGTAATTAAAGATAATCAAAACTATGCGAAACGTCTTATTACCGAAGAAACAAATCTTAGTGATATGTTCGATAAAGCACTTAAACAAATAGAAGAAGATAAAGCTAAAGAAGAAGATGATGAAGTAAGTGGATTTGAAGAAGAGTTATTCTCTGATGCCGATGGAGTAGGAGAAATTACAGATGAAGATATGATTCAATTTAAAGAATTTGAAGAAGAATTAGAAAAATCTGATAAAAAGAAAATGAGCGAGAATTTTGAGAAAGAGGAGAAAAGAACTATAAGGAGGAAAAAGGAATGAGCTTACAAGACATACTTAGTATTAATGGCTTAAGTAGCGAAAGAAAGCTGGGTATGAGTAAAGAACGTTTTGAGGCCATTGAGCCTGAGCTTCGTAAGTATATTGCCTTTTGGAGGGATTAGCCTGATATGTTTATAGATTTTCTCCAAACAGGCGAAAATGGAGAAATCCCAGAAAATGGTTTAAAGTTTTATTTTTATCAACGAGTATTCTTGCGCGCCTGCCTGCGGTAGAAGTACACATACTTCGTTTTTCCACGTGCGTCAATGGCGCCTCAAAGTTGAAAGATTTTGGGCAAATTTCTTAAATTGCGGGAACCCTTTTTTCATAATATATAGAAAGGTGCGGAAATAATATTTTATATATTAAATTGGAATGGGAATCCGCAGGCAAGTAATTGCTATTTAGGTGATTTTATGAAAAAGAAAATTAAAGATTATGATAATTATGAGATTTATGATAATGGAGATGTATTAAACATTTCTACCCAAAAGATTCTTGCTGGATCGATTGGAGAAAATGGTTATAAATATTATAGATTATCAAAAGAAGGACAGAAAAAAATGTTTTATGCTCATAGATTAGTGGCAGAACATTTTTTAGAAAATCCTGAAAATTTACCAGTTGTAAATCATAAAGATGGTGATAAATTAAATAATAATGTAAATAATTTAGAATAGGTTAGTTATAGTGATAATGTAATGCATGCTAGAAAAAACAATTTAATTAGTAAAGTAAAAGAGCATAGAGAGATTTATACAGAAGATTTAGAAGGTGAACAATGGAGAAAAATTCGAGAATTTGAAAACTATTCTGTTTCCTCTAAAGGGCGAGTAAAAAATGACTTAAAAAATTGGATATTGCGGCCTTCTATAACTTCTGGATATAAAAAAGTACGATTAAGTAAGAATGGTAAGGTTGAAGATCGTTTAGTGCATAGATTAGTTTACAGCGAATTTAATGAAACCGATTAGTTTCTGCCCAAAGGATATGTTATAGACCATATCGATGGTGATAAATTAAATAATAGCTTATCTAATTTACGTTATATTTCTCTTTCTGAAAATGTACTTTCAGCTCTTTATGATAGTAATACCAATAATAGTAATAAGCCAGTTGAACAATATGATTTACAAGGTAATTTCATAAAATCTTTTCCCTCTGTGCGAGAGGCTGCTAGACAGTTAAATTTGGATAGTAGTACAATTAGTAAAGTGTGTAGAGGTAAAAATAAAACTCATGGAGGTTTTATTTTTAAATATAGCAATTAAAGCTTCAACGACTATCCTGAAATAGCTCCCGTGGAATAAAAAATAGGAGCAATAGGAGTAGGGCCAAGCGGTGGGTGAAAATCCCTTAAATCGAAAAAGGAAACTTCCTCAAGGGAAGATGATATAGTCTATTCTTATAGGAAACTATAAGCAGTTCATAAGAGAACGTGCAAGGTGTAGCGAACCTTGTAGAATATAAAGATTCAAAGAGCTTTTTGACGGTACTGAGCCTTATTATAAAGTGCATCCTTTATCCTGGGGCTAAGTTATTCGTCACATCGGGTGGTAAAGAGCAGTCAGCAAGCATCGTGCGCGAGAAGGTAGAAGAACTTTGCGCGCTGGTACCAGGGTTGACACGAGAGATTGACTGGCGTAAAGGACGTACGCGTATAGGAAAAGACCAAGTTATTTATGTCTTTAAAAATGGGTCTTCGTTTGATAATGTTCCAGCTAGTGAACGTTCTAGAGGTAAAAGACGTCATGGCGGTGTAGGAGAGGAATGCGTAGGTATTGACGGTAAAATCCTTTCCGAAGTTATTATTCCTATGATGAACGTTTCTCGTAAGTGTATGGACGGTTCTAAACATGATGAAGAACCTTTAAACAAATCTCAGGTTTATATTACAACAGCTGGATATAAAAATACTTTTAGTTATACAAAACTTATTCAATACCTTGTTTGGATGGTTACTGAGCCAGACAAGGCTTATATTATGGGTGGTACTTGGAGGACTCCTGTTATGATGGGCCTTCAAGATAAAAACTTTATTACTGATATTAAAAAAGATGAAACCTATGATGAGGCATCGTTCGAGAGGGAGTACGAAAGCCGTTGGACTGGAACGGTGGAAGGATCTTTCTTTAATGGCGAACACTTCGACCGTGCCCGTATACTCCAAAAGCCAGAATATGAATACTCGGGACGATCCACAGATAGAAGTTACTACTTACTATCAGTGGACGTTGGACGTATCAAATGTGATTCGGTAGTGTGCGTCTTTAAGGTAAAACCGCAAGAAGTAGGTGCTCCAATTATTACTTTAGTTAATATGTATGTGCTTAATGATGAGAACCTATTGGACCAGGCAGTTGTTTTAAAAAGATTATATTATAAATATCACGCAAAAAAGATTGTAATTGATGGTAATGGACTTGGACATGGATTGATCGATGCTATGGTTAAATCTCAAAATGATCCAGAAACTGGAGTTGAGTATCCAGATTTTGGAATTGAAAATGATAAAGATGGAGAATATAAGAAATTTCAAACTAAAAGAACTGAATTTGATGCTGTTTATAATATGAAAGCTAATCCTGCCATTAACACAGAGTGCCATTCTAATGTAGTAACTCAAATGGCAGCAGGTAAGGTGAAATTCTTAATTGACGAAAGAACGGCTAAGCAAAAATTATTAGGTACTCGTATGGGTAAAGAAATGACTCCCGAACAAAGGAATATATATTTGCGGCCGTAGCAGCTCACGAGCATCCTCAAAGATGAAATGCTTAATTTGCGTGAAGAAAATCAAGGATTAAACATTGTACTTAAACAGGCAAATAAATCTATTCAAAAAGATAAATTCTCAAGTTTTGAATATGGACTTTGGTATATTAAAGAATCTGAAGGTAAAAAGAAGAAAAAGCGCTTCAATGCAGCGGATTGGAATTTTTATGGTTAATTGGTCAAATCTTATAAATCGTATTAAAACTTTTTTATAATATATAAAGGATATTATGAAAGGAGAAAATTATGGAAGATTTTAAATATATTATATAGATGCATCGTAACAAAATAAATAATAAGGTTTATATAGGTCAGACGCATTTAACTAATATCAATAGGCGCTTTCGAGGCGGTCATGGTTATAAAGGTAGCCCGCATTTTTATAAAGCTATTCAAAAATATGGTTGGGATAACTTTGAACATATAGTTTTAGAATGTAATATTTCTAAAATTGATGTAAATGAAAGAGAAAAATAGTATATAAAAAAATATAAAGCTACAGATCCTCAGTATGGGTATAATATACAAGAAGGGGGCCGTTGTAAAGTTCCTTATGTAAATTCTACTTTTAAAAATAATAAAAGAATAAGATGTAAAGAGACTGGAATAATTTTTGATTCAATGGTTCAAGCTAGTTTATATTATGGGTATTCAAAAGAATTTGCTTCAAATATTAGTAGTCAAGCTAAAGGTTTAAGTAGTTATGCTGGAAAAGATGAGTATGGGAATCCTTTACATTGGGAATTTGTAGATAATATTACAGAGAATAAACCTCCTCTTATTCCCAAAAAAGGAGGGGCTTTACCAGTTAAATGTTTAGAAACTGGTAAAATTTATGATTCTGTTAATGAGGCAGCTAAAGATAGTGGAATGAGTGTCCCCACTATTACTAAAAGTTGTCGTAGTAATGGAGAAATAGGGGTTAGTAAGAATGTTAAAAAAGAATTAAGAGTATATACTCATTGGATTTATATTTAAAAAAAATTTGGTCAACTTTTTCTAATCAACCTATTGGATTTTTTATATTATACATAAGAAGGTTTTAACAAGAAAGAAGGTGAGAACGTTTGGAGGCTTCACGAGGAGAAATTACAATAAAAGAAATTTTACAAATGAATGATATAAATTTTAAGGAAGAATATAGTTTTCCGGATTTAACTTCTCCAAACGGTACTCTGCTTCGATTTGATTTTGCTGTTTTTGATGATGAAGGAAATTTAGAATTTCTTATAGAATATCAAGGAAGACAGCATTACGAAGCTAGTAGTAAGTTTGGTGGTAAAAAAGGTTTATATCGCCAACAGTACAATGATAATTTAAAAAGAAGATAGTGCGGACTTCATGGTCTAATCCTAGTGGAAATACCTTAGACGGATGAGTGGAAGTTAAGCTATGATTATATCATGGAGAAAGCTGGTATCTTATAAAAAGGAGGTGGATAAGTGGAAGACACAAGAGATATACATGCTAAAGGTTTTGACCTTTTTCGCTTGAATAATTCACTTCAAGCCCCCGTAGATTACAATTCTATTAAAGTAGGTGTGAAAACTCTAAATGACGCAACTTTAGATTTGGGAAGTTTAAAAAAAGCAAATCGAGATTATAGTAATAAAGCTTTTATTTTACAGGCTCTAGCTAACAAGGACTTAGATACATTAAGAGAAATTTCAGACTTCTTTTTTAGAACTAATGGAATTTATCAAAGGATATGTTGCTACTTTGCTACGATGTAGCGATATGATTGGTATATTGTTCCAGAACTCTATTCTAAAAAATATAATGAAGATAAAGTAATTGAAGATTTTTATAATACTTTAAATTATTTAGATGATAGTTATATTAAGAAAATATGCGGACAAGTTGCATTAAGTGTAATTAAGCATGGTTGCTATTATGGTTAGGTGTGTGAAGCTGAGAATGGTTTTGTTCTTCAAGAATTACCCATTAAATACTGCCGCACCAGATATAATAGAGGGCCTCTTCCAGCTATAGAATTTGACTTAAAGTGGTTTGATGATACTTTTACAGATCCTATTTATAGAATGCGTATTATCAAAATGTTCCCTAAGGAATTTGAAAAAGGCTATAGATTATGGAAAGAAGGTAAGCTTATCCAAGACCCTGGAGATTATAGCGGACGTGCTTGGTACTTACTTGATCAGGGAAGCGTATGTAAGTTTGACTTTGGATTAGATAATGGTGATATGCCGCTTTTCGCTGCCGCGATTCCTGAGCTCTGCGATCTCGACGCAGCGCAAGACCTCGATCGCCGCAAGCAAATGCAGAAGTTGTTAAAGATTTTAGTTCAAAAACTTCCAAGAGATAAGAATGGTGATTTAATCTTTGACGTAGATGAAGCAAGAGATATACACAACAATGCAGTTCAAATGTTAAAAAATGCGATTGGAGTAGATGTTTTAACAACATTTGCTGATATTCAGTCTATTGACGTATCTGATGATAATACCACATCTTCAACCGATGATTTACAAAGGGTTGAGCGTTCTGTTTATAATGCTTTTGGTGTTCCAAATAGTATTTTTAATTCAGAGGGTAACATAGCTCTTTCAAATTCTATTTTAAATGATGAGGCCTATATAAGAACTATGGTTCTTCAATTTGGTACTTTCTGGGATCGTTTGGTGCGCGCGAGGACCAAACGTCGTGGTAGTAAAAAATGGAATTTTAGATTATTTATGCTAGAAACAACCCAGTATAATTATCAACAACTCGCTAAGTTGTATAAAGAGCAAACTCAAATAGGTTTCTCGAAGTGCTTACCTCAAATTGCTCTTGGTCATTCTCAGTCTTCTATCTTACATACTATTACATTTGAGAATGAAGTTCTTAATTTACCTGCTATAATGATACCTCCTCTTATGAGTAGTACAATGAATATTGAAACTATTAAAGAAGTAGGTTCTAAGGGTACAAAATTAAATGATGATAGTAGTGGAGAAGTGGGGCGACCTGAAAAAGATGACACCGAAAAGAGTGATAAGACTATAGCCAATAGAGAAAGCTTAGGAATGGGCTAAGGAGGAAAAATATGAGACATATCAGTATTAAATTAAACACTCCTTGCGAATTCATAGATGTTGTTCCAATTAATCCATTGATAAGTAAATGTCAAATAAAGGTCTGTTAGGTTGGGGAAACCCCCAACCGTAACGGATCTATTATTACGAAAGAAGTTGCGCGCGAGCTGGCTAATAGCCTTCCGGGCTCTCCGATCGTAGGACGTTATTTACCAGAGAAAAACGACTTTGAAGAGCATAGCCGCGATATGGTTATTGAAGATGGGGAGTTGGTTTTTAAGGATTTAACACAACCTTATGGATTTGTAGATTTAGGGGCAAAAGTATGGTTCCAAAAATTCTCTGATGATGGAGTGGAACATGAATACCTTATGACTGAAGGTTATATTTGGACAGGAAGGTATCCAGAAACCCAAAGAATTATAGAAAAAGGTAATAATCAATCTATGGAACTTGATCCAAATTCTGTTAATGGAGTTTGGTCCAAAGATGATAATGACTATTACGAATTTTTTATAATAAATGAAGCAGTAATATCCGCTTTATGTATTTTAGGAGAGGATGTTGAACCTTGTTTTGAGGGTGCTTCGATTGGAAAAGTTCAGTTCTCTTTAGAGGACGATTTTAAAACAAAATTATTCTCTATGATGAATGAAATAAAAGAAATTCTAAGCAAAGGAGGAGAACCAGTGAACGAGAACGAAGTAATTGAAGAAAATATTCAGGAAGTTTCTGAGGAAGAAACAGTCGTTGAAGAAATCGAAGTTAGTGATGCTGTAGTTGAGGCTATTGCAGAAAATATTGGTGAGGCTACTGAGGAATTCGCTGTAGTAGAGGAAGACGACAAAAAGGAAGAGATTTGTCCTGAGTGCGGCAAGCCGCTCGATGAATGTGAATGTGGTGAAGAGGAAGAAAAGAAATATTCTCTCGAAGAAATTCCTGAGTATGTTGAACTTTCTGAGAAATTCTCTGCCCTTCAAGCTCAGAATGAAGAACTTCAGAATGAGTTGAACTCTTTAAGAGAGTTTAAACTACAAGTTGAGCGTACAGAAAAGCAGGCCATGATAGATAAATTCTATATGCTTTCTGACGAAGATAAGAGTGATGTTATTACTAATATTGATTCTTATTCTCTTGGAGATATTGAAGCTAAGCTTTGCGTTATTTGCTTTAGGAAGGGCGTAAACTTTGGTGCCGAAGAAGAGAAGAAAGACTCTGAGGTAACAACATATAATTTAGACTACGATAATGCTACACCGGCTTGGATTAAAGCGGTTGAACAGCGTAGCAAGTAATAAAAACAAAAAGGAGGAAACTTAAAAAATGGCTAAAACAAGATTAAGTAATGCTACTTATGTTGAGCGTGGCTACGGTCAAGTTGAGCCTAATCACCTTTCTGCTCAAAGAAATGGTCAGGTTTATGCTCAGTTACCTGCTAAGTCTGATATTGATATGCTTGAGAACGGTCAGTTCGTTAAGTATGACTATGCAGCTGGTGTGGTTGACTTTACCGGAGCAGGTGATTGGATGCTCGTTTATAACGAGGTTAAGGTTTATAGAGATGGAGAGGGCGATGCAGATTTTGCTATGATTAAGTCAAATTATGCAGCTGCTGTTTATAGCCCTGTTGATGGCACTTCTGCTACTTCTGCTCGTGCTCGTGATTATCGTGGTGTTGTAACACCCGCTGATCCTTACGAGGTTGATAGCACAAATGATCCTTTCTCTATCACAAAGTATTCTCAGCCTTTGGCAATGCCTACAGGCACAACAATGGTACCTAGAGTATTCGCTACTCATGTAGGTGACATTATGACAACTAACACAATTAAGGAAACATCTCTTGCTCTTGGTGATCCTTTAACTATCGGTGCAGATGGTTATCTCACAAAGACAGGTGGTGCTGCAGCCACTAAGGATAAGTGGATTGTAGTTAAGGTTTACACAATGCCCGATGGACAAAAGGGTGTTAAGATTCAAAGAGTCGCATAATAAGGAAAGGAGGAAATAATAATGGCTTTAGATAAAACTAATTTAATCGCTCTTGCTATGGCTGCATCAAAGGCTTCTCCTTCTGCTCCTGTGGCTTATAGTTATGAAGGCAAGGATTTTTCCTATGCTGAGCTTAATGATACACTCTATGCTGAAATGAGTGAACTCGCTAAGGACAATCGTTCTTATCGTGAGAATAAGAACACTATCTTCTCTATTATTGAGACAGTTATTGATAATGTTCTTCCTAAGAGAGTACAAGGTCTCTACGAGTCTTTCGCTGAGATTAAGAATGTTGCTCAGGGTGATAAGCCCTTATTCCGTAGAAAGGTTAATAATCGTTTAAGAGCTAAGCAGTTCGTAACGAGAGTTGGTCTTGCTGGTAGATATGAAGTTTGGAAGATGGCTGGTGGTGAGAGCTTTGAGGTTCCTACATCTGCTATCGGTGGCGCAATTCAGATCGGTTTCGAGGAGTTCCTTGATGGTCGTGTAGATTGGGCTGAAATGCTTAACATTATCCTTGAGGGTATGGATGATCTCATTGCTTTCGAAATCGAGGCTGCTCTTAAGGCTGCTGTTACAGAGCTTCCTGCTAACAACGTTGTTGCTACAGCTGGTTTCGATGAGGCTGCTTTTGATAAGCTCGTTAATATTGCTAAGTCTTATGGCGATGTTACAATTTATTGCTTTGACGAATTTGCCACAAAGATGATCCCTGCTGAGGCTTGGAGATATTCTGATAACATGAAGGAGCAGGTATGGACTTCTGGTCACCTTCAGGGTTATAAGGGTAATAGAGTTGTTATTCTTGGCAATTCTGTTACAGACGAGACAAATAGCGAGAAGGCTCTTGATCCTTCCTACTGTTGGATTATCCCTAATGGTGGTGATTCTAAGCCAGTTAAGGTAGTTATCGAGGGTGATACTTGTGTAAAAGAGAATGAGTCTAATGATGACTGGAGCCGTGACCTTCATATCTATAAGAAGGTTGGCGTTGCAGCTCTCCTTGCCAATGATGTATGCTCTTACAGAGATACAACTCTTAGCAAGCAGATTGGTAGCTGGAACTTCAAGGCAGACATTACATTCCCTGTTGTTACTGAAACAGAATCTTGATTATAATTAAAATATAATTTACTCGGG